CCCGTCCGTGCAATAAAAATAGGCCGTCTTGTCCTCCCAATGGGGAGAGCATTGGATTCGTGAAATAAATCCTCTGTAAAGGTCGTACTCTACCTCATTGTGGGTAGCCTTGATCTGCACCGGCAGCCAGATTCTAATTTTCCCGTAATAATCGCCTGTTGAAAGGGTCGGGTAATAATTGCCTGCACTGTTTTCCAGGATAATCTCAGCGGTGGCAGCAGGTGAACTGCCTTCCTCGCGGTCATAGCCCCTGTCAATTCGTATAGATTTGACGTCCGCCGTTATATCGTCCCCGGAAGTAGTAAAGTCGGGGGTGGCCGACCACTCGACACTATCAAAATCCACACAGACAGAGTAAGTAATATCAGCCATTTGTTATACCTATACAGGAGGTCATACCCGGCCTCCGACCTGATATATTTCCGTGTTGGCCGGGGAGTATGTAATCCGCCTTTCATCCTCTTTTTGTATGGCCGCTATTTTGCGCGCCAGCGACCTTAAGGCGGATTCGTCGCCTAAGAAATTGCCTATATGAATATTAATTGAGCCACCCATCCCCCCCATTTCCCCCAAAGGAACCACGGCCTCCGGACCCGCCTCGCCTATCATGGCCAGTGTTGGAGAAGTCACAATTCCCCCTTCCTGAAAGTAACCCGTATTGTAATAATCATAATCACCGGTAGCAGCTTCACGGTACATATCCATAGAAGTCATTGTCTCGCTGCCGGTAGACCATCTGGTTGGTGACGGATTTGAAACTGTGGGAGCAGAGGATTGTCCAATACCGAGAATTTGCCCCATACTGGGAACTTGAATACCTAACGGGTTAAAGTTTTGCGCCATGCTGCCCAACTGGTTAAGAAAACCGAGTATCATCCCCAGCGCGCCTATTGCTTCACTTAAACCATCTAAAAACGGCTGCAGGTTAGGCCAGATTGCCCCTGCAAATTTAGTCTTTAAAATATCCCATTTAAGGCCTAGTTCCTTCATGGCAACCGCGCCTTTGGAAAGACTCTCAATCTCCTCGGCGCTTAGATGTAAACTTTCTTTGAGTTCATCCACCTTATTGATAAGAGGCAAAAGGTCGTCGCCAGTAGTGCCGAATATCTTTATGGCAGTGCCCGCTCTCAGGCTTTCATCCGGTATCTTTGCAAGCGCCTCAAATATAGCCCTGATTCTCTCGTCGGGGTTCATGGTTAATAGTTTTTCAACCGATAACCCGAGGTCTTCAAATAGCTTTACAGCCGCGTCCTTGCCTGCAGCGGCGTCCGTCAGTTTGGTATTCATCATGCCGATAGCGGTGGTAAGTGTATTAAAAGACACCCCCGCCAGGTCAGCGTTATACTTTAAGTCCTGTATATAATCAGAACTCAGTCCGGTCTTTTCCATAGCCAGGGAAATTTGCTGCCCGTACTTGGCAGCGTCCGCCAGCATATCTCCAATCTTCTTTCCCACCATGGCCACGCCTGCTGCTATAGCCATGTAAGGAATAGCTTTTGTAAGGGTTGCCCCCATGGACGTGCCGGAGGTTTTTACTTCCGCCTCGGCCTCCGTCAGCCCCTTCTTGAGTCCGGCGGTGTCAACGCCTATTTTTACCAGTAATTCAGCTAATAGATCGGCCATTTATTCACCCTTAAAGAAATCTGTCAGAATCTTCCCTACCGTATTATTGATATTTTTAATGTCGTCGTGGTTTTTAATCAGCCTTAATTCCTCGAGGGGGAGTATTTTAAATATCTCCGCCAAAACCAGCGCTGCCGAATAAGGCTTCTCCGCCATCTCCGCAAGCGCCCCCTTCATCCCACCCTGAAACTTCTGCTCGATATCCGAAAGCACGCCCCAGTTGACGGGGGATAGTTTGTATTCCTTGCCGTTTAACGTGATTGAGTAAAGCTTGTTTTCCTTGATTAGTTCGTCCATTATCCCTCCGGTATTTTTATGCCCGCCTTCTCGACGGCCTGTTTAAATTTGTCGGGTTCGTCCTTTCTTTTAGGCGGATGGCCGATAATGTCGGTCACCTTGTACTTTCTTTTCTTGGATGAGGCCATGGTGGCCACGATTAAGGCGAAGTTAGCGGCCATGCGGTAATCCTCAAGTGCTTTTTGATACTGTAATTCCCCCACCAAAGTGTTAAGTTTTTTAATGGGAAGTGTCTTTATGAGGTTGGTGGTGTACTCCAGTGACCACCCTGTTTCGCGGATAATAAAGACTATCAGTTCATCCATGTCATTATGAGAGGTATGTTGTGAATATGGTTTAAATCTAAATTGGGTAGTTCAATGTTTACCTGTACTTCGTTTAATACAACTAATTTATCCTTGACCATCTGGTAGAATACGGCCTTGAATATTCTCCCTGTGGGTTTTTCTAACAGCCAGTACCTGGAGGCGGTACACTTCCACAGTCCTAAACTGTATGATGCCCATTTGTCGCATCCTGCGGGCTTCAGGGCGTATTCAATCTCCCAGTTAAAGAATCCCCCGATCTGTCCGTTCTGGAATAAGGTGCCTATTTCTCCGCTATGCGCTTGCAATCGTTAGGGTCCCTGTGCCTATGAAGTCATACGAATAAGCAATCACCCCGTTGATATCAACCGGGGGGTGAACAGCCGTAATAAAGGCATTTCCCAGCCACATCTGAGTAGAAGTGGCGCTCTCCGCCAGCTCCAGTCCATATTCTGAACCTATCGTAAGGGGCGCGCCGTCTTTGTATCCCTCAAAACTACCTGCCCAGCCGTAACCCGCAATGATGTATTCCTTTATTCCGGACGATCCGAAGTCAGTCACGTCTAAAGTATCGGCGGTATAGTCAAGGTTCCATGAGCGGATTCCCGCGATTAACTTGGCTGCGCGTATATCGTCAAGATAGATAATATCGGCATTGGCGCCGTTGGCGTTTGACTCCAGCCCGATAATAGTCCCGGCCGAGGTGTCTGCCATTTCGCTTCCCGTAACCTCTACGCAATGGCAGTATTTCCAGGTAACTGCCGTTAAAGCCGGTACGGTGACTAAAGTAGTTGGAGATGCTCCTTCTGCTGTCGTTCCTAAACCTATTCTGTAATCATCAGACGCTGTGTTAACGCTGGAATATGCCCAGCAAAGAATATGCGAATATGTGGAGACATTCTTGACCTCGGACATGGTTTCATACGCTATGACATCGCCAACCTGAATACCCGCCCCGATGGTAGTCTTGGCACTTCCCGCGCCCACTTTAACTAAAGTGGACTCTAAAGCTGCCGTGCCGTTGGTTCCTGAGTTCCAGGCATCCTCGCAATCTTCAAGAAGTAAATTGGCGACAAATACATCGCCCGCTGTTCCTGCCAAATGACTCATATTTACCTCCTTATGATGCCGCCGGTGTTAGCGCGCCGGTGCCCACGAAATCATACGCATAGGTAATCACGCCGTCATGCGCTACGTTGGCATGGAAGCCTGTCAAAAACCCCGTCCCTGTCCAATTAGTACCTGCGGCAACCTCGTAAAGAGTAAGTGTCACCGAAGCGCCAATCGCCTCAGGAGCTCCGTCTTTCAAACCCTCGAAACTGCCCGACCATCCTGAGCATCCCATAACGTATGTTTTAATACCGGCATCGGCAAAGTCCGTAGTTTCCAGGGCATCGATGGTATAATCAATACTCCAGTTCCTGATTCCCGTTATTTCCGAGCCGTTGCTTACCTGCCCGGCTTTTCCTGCAACATGAGCCATATAGCACCTCCTGATTTTGATCAACAAAAAAGCGCCTTCCGGCGCTCATAAAATAAAACTTAAAAATAATTTATAAACTACCCATGGCCCTGTATCTCATGGGTATCGAATAAATCCTGGTATCGTTGTCAAACATCACGCTTCCCACGTACTCGCGGACACACTTCATGGCGGTGTATCCCGTTATCGTTAAAGAGGCGTTGTCCATGGCGGTTTTAATTAAACCTACAATAGACATGGCATGGGCCACAGAAGTCGAGCTGAATACATTTACCCAGAACGTCATATCTTCGATAATAGAGGGGCTTTCAAACGTCCCCATGGGGACATCCGTTAATAATCCGAAGCTAACATAAGGCACGGTCGCGGCCTGGGGCGCGATGGTGTTATAAGTTTTAGTGTCGTAACACGTCCAGACTAAAGTCCCTGTCCCGTCCGCCGTTGTCCCGCCGTTGGTAGTGCCCCAGGTAGGTTGGACTGAGGCTGCTGAGGTGCCCGCTGTGGTGCAGACATAACAGTGTGAAGCATAGCTTGTAGGCTTCATAATCGCACCTAAAGCATACGGAGTGGCCGCCACCCAGGTTGCGGGCCAGAGTTTCAGTTTATTATAGAACCCTGTTGTAAAAGCTGTAATCAAAGTATCTCCTCAAAGCCCGTCCATAATTCCTCAACGCCAAACGACAGGCTCCCCTTCATCGAGGGGTTCTTTAAGGCTTCTACTATATTCCTTTTGTTGGCCTCTGCCGCCGGGAACAAGAAGGCGTGCGGGGACATCCTTGACGTGCCAAACTCCTGGAAAGGGGCGTAATGTACCCAGTTCCCCCACATCTGGCTGAACCCTATCAACCCTTCAAATTTATCTTCCTTGAAATCCTGTTTGTTAGAAATCGACGCCCTTAAATGTCCGGTATCCACAGGCGCCATTCTTTTAGCATCCGCCTCTACGATAAAACAGGCCTTTGTTAAGCCTGTTTTCAGCCCCTCGTTGATTTCTTTTAGCCTCTCCTCTTTGTGAGAGATGAATTTAACTTCCATTAATCTATCTCCATTAAAGTCACCTCGAGATGCCCGATTCCCCCCGAAAGGTTACTGGGTAACTGCACCGCCCTGACCTCAAATGTCCTGGTGGAGCACGTCACACGGCTCTGCTCAATTAAGGTCACATCGCTGTTACAATAGAGTTTATGGGTGGCGATCACCGTTGTTTTGTCGGGGCCCAGCCTTTCATCAGCTTTTAAAATAGACAACCTCCCCTGAAAAGCCGTCCCGGCTGACCAGGTGGAAGTCTGCCCGCCCATGCCGTCGTCGGCCACCGCTAATGTATAGGGTGTAAATGAATCCCTTAAAAGCCCGGTGAAGCTCATACTCGTATTTTCCTGTAACCGGAGATGTAGTCGCCTAAAATTACTTCAGTTTCCCTTTTACCCTGTGCCCCGTAGGCCGTGACGTTCCTCATGTACTCATAGTCGCCTAATCTTTCAGAGGTTAATCCGTGCTTGTCGCGGTTCTTGTAAAGAGAAACGCTTAACGCTATGCACGCCTGCCAGACATCGTACGGGTACTGATAGATATAAATAGTAGTTCCAGATGTATGTGTCGCCTCGGTAGTGCCGTTTACGCCCGGCTCGGTTGTTAATGTAGAGCTTGAAATAGAATAAATAAAGTACTGTTCCGTGCCGATTAGAATAGTCTGCCCGGCTGATAAATTAGTAGTAGCGGTAACATCAACCGCCGCCTCGCCGGCTGTTAAGTCTTCTGAAATTGTAGTATCCGCTATATAAGGGGTCGCTGAGATACCATCTCCATAGCCCCACGTCCCGGCTATTTCAACAGACCTCTTGGCTCCTCCCCCGAAGGACCCGTAGTCCGGGTCTATCCCCAGCTCGATGTACGTTTTGGGATATGTGTTCAAAGGATAAAGTAAATAGTCTGTTGTCACCGTGAGGGTGTTTTCATAGGTTGCGTCGGCATCCTCGTCTGTCTTTAAAGTAGTCACCGCCAATAAGTCGGGTATCCACAAACGAGTAGCCCCGTCAAAGTATTTAGTAGCGGATTCCACGTAAAAGTAACGGTTGGTATATCTATCAATAACTCTTGAAGCCGCCTCTGCGATTTTCCTTAAAATGGTATCGTCAGTGGTACTGGTCACACCTAAAGCGGATTTTAAATCGGCTATCGAACAGTAACTATTCAATTCCATATCCTCCCGCACATTTCGCAGGCCACGCCGGAGTCGCTTATATGTAATGGCCAGGCGCAGAATGGACATTCGGAAGTCGGGCGATCCTCTTCCCGTTTATCCTTCTCGGCCTGTATCCGGTTATTTATGATGCACTGTTTAAGTATTTCAAAGCTCATTTATTCCTCTTTATAGGTAAAGACAAAAAATCCATTAGTCGTGATATCGGCGGAAGTCCTGATCGAAACTACCTCGTTGATCGCGCCCACCGGCCCGTCATCGCCGAAGTAAAAGTGTTCCGTCGGTCTGTACCCGTCGGCGTCCAGGTTGGCGATTGCGATTGCTTTGGTAGTGTCAGAGGTTATGTTGGTGCCCCCCGCAAAGTAGACCTCAAAATTAGCCGCTGTATTAGAGGCCGTGCCCATATCGATACCCTTGATTCTGATCCGTTTAAAGACCGAAGAGGGGGTGATTGCAGTTGCCTTGGTAGTGGAAGTCCCGGTAGTCGCCACGTATAGAGTCTTAGTCGGGCCTCCAGGCAGTTCGTTAAACGAAGGTTTTAAAGGTATATACATCTCGTTTAGTTTGACCTCAGCTAACCAAGCATCCTCGTAGGTTCCCGAGGCGTCCCACCCCCACTCAAAGGAAACCCGGTAAACTGACCAGCCCTTAAACAAAGTGTCAGCCTGAAATTGATCCCAGGTATAGTTCGTGCCGGCGGTCAAGTCCGTTCCGGTGGTGTTTTCCCCGTAGAAGAACATCTGTGTAGCGGTGGCGTCGAATTCGTGCGAGTTCCAGGCGGCGCTTTTGTCCAGCCCTGAGACGTTGGCCAGCTGAGACACCTCAGCGCGCTTGTCGAAATCCAGAGGGTCATGTATCCAGACCACCATCCCCATCCCCATGGACTCTGCATTGGTCTGATACCATGACCAGTAGGCATTGTCGAACTGTGTTACGGGAAGTTCATTGACAGGAATAAGTACAGCCGCCCAATCATCGCCGGACTGCGCCCCGCCGTATAAATTGGCCAGCCATCCCGAACCCTTTTGGTTTAGAGGCGAGATATCGCCGTGCGCCCACCCGCCATAACTACCCGTACCTCCGTACCTTATTACCGGGCTGCCGAACAGCCACCCAGCGGCGGCTGCGCCCTTGGAAACAATTGTATTAGGAATGTATCTCGGTTTCATTTTTTATCCTCCTTTAGGATGAAGATTCCTCGATTCTTAAAGAAATAGTCACCTGCCACTGTTTGTTATTGGGCACCTTGTCATTGAATATCTCGGTGTCACCGGACGTTATTTTTAGCCTGACCGACTCGCCGATAGTAAACGAGTCAGTGCCCGTCAAGATGCGCTCAACAGGTAATACTTGTTCTATGACATCTATCATGGATCACCTCCGTTAAAAGAAGGGGCGGAGCCTATCCGCCCCTTTGATTACTCCCCAACAAACAGGGAATACAGGTCGTAATGCTGCTCTGTGAGTTTTTTGTCCGTGTTAAGTTTTTTAAGCGCAGACACGATGATGTCGGTGGCCTTCTCGCCGAAGTTTATTTCCCTGGGAACATCGGCGGCGTTGTCCCACTTGACAGAACTCTCATCCTGCACAAATTTGAGCGCCTTGTGCTCCTCCTCGGTGAAAGATAAGTTCTCTCTCATCTTCCGCACGATCTTTAAAGTTGTGAAGTCGCCCTCTTTAGGCAGAATGTTGAGCAGAATTAGCCTGTTGAATACTCCGAGTTTCATTATCCCTCCTTTTTCTTCTCGTGTATTACTTTTCCTTTGGAATCTTTAACCTTTTTGATTTTTAATTTCCCGCCTTTGGCAAAGGGGGTTTTGATGATAATATCCCCCTGGCATCCGTCTATTAGCTGATTAAGGAATGAATCATCTTCAAGTGTCAGTTCGTCTTTTTCTATTTTGAGTTTCATGTTTAACCTCTTGCTGAGTAGATGCGGACAAAGTATTGCTGCCCATTGTTATCGCAGAACAAAGGCACATCACCTACTTTGAGGCCAGTTTCCCCTGCATTTGCCACATATCCAACATCGGGGTTAGAGCTCATTTCAAACAGAGCGGTAATTGCCCTGTTGGAAGTATTTATTGAGAATGGAGCAAGTACAGTAGGCGCATCGGTCAACATTGCTTGCGCCCTCATGCCAAAGATCACGATTGATCCAGTATTAGCGCCTGCGTCAGCATAGATACCGTTTTGCTGGGCGCATACGAAATTAGCCCCTATTGCCCCATCACCAGTGATATTTACCCATGAAGACAATGCGCTAAACCAGCCCGTTGCAGTACCTGAAACCGTAGTGTCAATTTCAACCGCACCATAACCATCAGACATAGCGGGTGTAGCGGATGTCCCGGAGAACTTAGCAATTCTGCCGTCTACCGCGAGTGTGCCGGCAGTAATGGTCATACCATCGCTAACACAGGTTGATACTATCGGATAAGCGGTAGTATAAGAACTTTCAGCAGATGATAATGCGATATATTGATCTGCACTATTTACCCTGATACGAAGAGTGTTATTGTAAAAGATTTTCCCCGTACCTGTTGGGAACTCGTTACCAGTAGCACCAAGGTCAAACAGATAATTAGTCGGTGCCGAACCTGCATAACCCTGGTCAGTAAACCTTATAAAGGCACAGGGAATTTTATCTCGTGTACCCGTTTCAAGATGGTCAATACAAATCCCCCATGCGTTAGCCGCATTTGAATTAGAAACTGCACCCATGTCAATCTGTGCCAGTAAGGCCGTCATTGTGCCTGTAACTGTATCTGAGGCATGTTGCAACTTAGCCCTGCTCATTATGGCAAAGATATTAGCGATTGAGTCGCCTGAGTTATCAGTCTGGACAATACTCCTCATGCCAGCTACATTACCGGTATGTGTTTGCCCTGTAGTAATAGTAGTGTAGACACCAGTATAAGCTCCCGCACTGGATGTAGTGGCTGTCAAAACTATAGGATAAGCTGTAGTATATGTGCCCTCTGCAGTTGATAAGGGTATATATTTATCTGTTCCGTTAAAGCGAATCCATAAAGTATCGTTGTAGTGTATTTTCCCTGAACCAGAGGGGAACTGATTGCCCGTGCCCCCTAAATCGAAAAGATAATTAACAGGCGCTGAACCGTCATAGTCGTAATCCGTGAATCTTATAAAGGCTACGGGTATCTTGGCCCTCGTGCCTGTTTCCACAAATTCAAGACAGGCTGCCCAGGCATTACATGAGTTAGAATTAGACACCGCACCTAGATCAACCTGGCACAGTAAACCTGTTAAAGTACCCGTCACCACATCCGAAGCGTGCCGTACCATACCCTTGCACATCAAAGCGAAGATATTGGCGATAGAATCGCCTGTATTATCCGTTTGGACTATTGACCTCATGCCGGCTACGTTGCCGGTATGGGTTAATCCCGTAGTGATGGTGGTATACAATCCGGTATAGGCCCCCGCTGAGGCCGTTGTATTGGTGATAGTTTGCACAATATTTACCAAGTCAAGGGTCTTTGCCCCAACCTCAAACTCCACGTAATCACCCGCAGCGCCGCCGAACCAGATCAAGTCCATGTCCTTGGTGCCGTTGCCGATCTCAATTCTCCCGGTGTCGTCAGTAGCGGGTAGAATATTTAAGCTGTCGCCGTCCCATGAAAAGGTAACATCCGT